GAGCAGGATCGGATCGGAGTGTGGTCGACGAACTGCGTTGAGTGGATCCAGATGCATCTGGCATGCGCGCGGGTGGGCGCGGTGCTGGTGAATGTTAATCCAGCGTACCGCTCATACGATTTGGCGATTGTGCTGCGCAAATCGAAGATGAAGGCGCTGTTTCTTTGGGAGAAAGACAAGCGAGCCGATTATCGGGCGATCGTTGACGAAGCAATGGCGGGGCAGACGCTGGCATTGGAGCACGTCATCTACTTTGGTACCGATGTTTGGGAAAGAACGCTGGCGGAGGGGCGAGAGATCCCGGCGCGGCGAATATCGGCCGAGGAAGTGACTAACATTCAGTACACATCCGGAACGACTGGGTCACCGAGAGGTGTGCTACTTACTCATCGAAATGTTTTAAACAACGCGGGTGTTATTGCCGAGGGAATGAGGATTACTGAGCGCGACCGGATCGTGGTCCCGGTGCCGCTGTATCACTGTTTCGGGTGTGTGATTGGCACGCTGGTCTCGGTCGTGAGCGGGGCAGCAATGATACTTCCGGCCGCGACGTTCGAGGCGCTGGCGACCCTGCAGGCCATTCACGAGGAACGCGCGACCGCGATTTATGGAGTGCCGACGATGTTCATTGCCGAGCTGGAACATCCGGCATTCCCTACGTTCGACTTTCATTCTCTTCGCACCGGCTTGATGGCCGGCGCACCGTGTCCGGTGGAGATTATGAAGCGCGTGGTGAGCGAGATGCACTGCGCAGGAATGACCGTTGGCTACGGGCAGACGGAGAGCTCGCCGGTGATTACGATGTCGGGGGTACACGATCGTCTGGAGCGGCGCGTGTCGACGGTGGGGCAAGCGTGCGCGAACACTGAAGTCAAGATTGTTTCCTCGAGCGGAGACACCGTGCGCGTGGGCGAGCAAGGAGAGCTGTGCACGCGCGGATATTTAGTAATGAAAGGTTACGATCAGGATTTGGAGGCGACTAGACGCGCCATTGATGAAGACGGCTGGCTGCACACCGGAGACCTGGCGACGATGGACAGGGACGAGTGCTTTCGGATAACCGGGCGAGCTAAGGACATGATCATCCGGGCGGGTGAGAATGTTTATCCGCGCGAGATCGAGGAGTTTCTGCACACGCATCCCAAGGTTGCGGAGGTGCAGGTGGTGGGCCTTCCCGACGGGAGACTCGGTGAGACGGTTGTGGCGTGGATCCGGCTGAGGGAGCCGGCGGTGGAAGAGGAGATCCGGGAGTTCTGCCGCGGGAGGATCGCGCACTTCAAGGTGCCGCAGTATATTCGTTTTGTCGAGGAATTCCCGATGACCGTGACGGGGAAAGTTCAGAAGTATCGGATCCGGGAGATTGAGATTCGGGATCGTGGACTGGAAGATGCGGCGCGAATTCAGACGGCGTGAAAGAGGGAAAGGCTGAGTTTAGTGCGGCTCCATTAGTTCACTCGACCGACGATGGTTGTTACTTCGCCGAAGTCAAGGGTGACAAAAATGATCTACAAATCGGCGGAGCGTTTTCAGGCGTTTAGAACAGGCATTCGCGTGGAATAGAAGCCCGATTGATAGAGTTGGTGCAGGAGAGAGTTGCTTGCGGGCGCTTCCGGAAACGGAGGCGCCTTTTTTTTGGAACTCAGATGACGGCACACGCACTCAAGGAAAAACAACGGCCGCGAGAAACGCCGCAGAGGGGGCTCAAGGGAAGCCGCCGGCAACGAATCACCAAGCTGCTCATCGAGATTGAAAAGCGGCTCGATATCGAAAACAGCAAAGTGACGCTGGCGGATTTCATTCGGCTGACCCAGCTTGAGCGAGAGCTGGAAGAAGAGGAGCAGCCGAGGGAGATCATCGTTACGTGGAAAGATCCAGCGGAAAAACGCTGCGAATTGAAATAGACTATGTGCCTCTCCCTTCGCAGATTCAGTTTCATGCTTCAACGGCGAGGTTTAAAGGGTTTTCGGGACCGATTGGTTCGGGGAAGAGTCAAGCGCTGTGCCATGAGGCGATTCGACTCAGTTACTTAAACCCCGGCCGGCAAGGGTTAATTGGAGCGCCAACATATCCAATGTTGCGCGACGCAACGCTAACCAGCTTTTTGGAGGTACTGAACAGCAACGGAATTCGACATCAGTTGAATAAGTCCGAATCCGTGCTGTTGATGAAGGACACCGGTTCGCGGATTTACTTTCGGGCCGTGGACGACTTCGAGCGACTGCGCGGGACCAATTTAGCATGGTTCGGGCTGGACGAGCTGACTTACACGGCAGAAGATGCGTGGCTGCGGCTGGAAGGCCGATTGCGCGATCCGCGGGCGGCGCGTTTGTGCGGATTCGCGGTATGGACGCCAAAGGGATTTGATTGGGTGTACCGGAGGTTCGTTCGGAACGTGGTGGCGGGATACGAGGTGGTGCTTGCCAAACCGTTCGAAAACCGGCACGTGCTTGACAAGATTCCGGACTTTTACGAACGGCTGCGAGGAAGCTACGATCACAAGTTTTTTGAACAGGAAGCTCTGGGCGAATACCTGAACGTACAGGCCGGCGTGGTCTACCCGGGCTTCCAACGCAATCGCAACCTGCGGGAAGTGGAGATGGATGCAGCTCTGCCGCTGTTTTGGGCATTGGACTTTAACGTGGACCCCATGAGTTCGATTGTGGCGCAAACGCGCGGTGAAGAGATTCTGGTGCTGGATGAAGTGGTGCTCAGCAGAGCGAGCACTTTGCAGGCGTGCGAGGAATTTCATGCTCGTTATCCAAACCATCAGGCGGGCATTGTGATTTATGGGGATGCATCCGGGCAACGGCTACAGACGGCCGGAACGACAGATTACCAAATCGTGAAGGAGTTCTTTCGACGAACGGCGTACCAGCACGTTCAGTTCCGCGTCCCGCCGAGCAACCCCAGTGTTCGAGAGCGTGTGGCTCTGGTTAACGCGAAATTGCTTTCGGCCGGCGATGAAGTCCGGTTGTTTATCCACCCGAAGTGCACGGGACTGGTGGCGGACTTCGAAGAAATAACATACAAGCCCGATACGAGTGTGATCGACAAGGAGCGGGATCCGAAGAGGACGCACTTGTCGGACGCGCTGGGCTATCTGATCTGGCAGGAGTATCGGCCGAGGGTGACGTTCGGTGAGCAAGGACGAAGGCTTATTTAACGGCGAAAGAATATGTTGATGAATATTGCCAACGGTGGCCCCGACATCACGCACGAGCATCCGGAGTACGCGGCGAAGCGGTCGATGTGGAGGCAGTATCGAGACCTCTATGCTGGGGGCGCGCAGTTTATCGGAAGAGCCGATCAGTACCTGGTCCGGCGACAGAAAGAACCGGGAGACGTTTATGTCGAGCGGCTCAGCCGAAGCTTTTACGAAAACTATGTCGGCTCCATTGTGGACTGGTATACAGCGACGCTCTTCCGGAGGGAGCCGGTCCTGAACTTTGAAGGAAACAGCGAAAGTTCTAAGAAGTTCTTCAGCGTGTTCGCGGATGACTGCGATCTGAAAGGTACCAATCTCAGCGAATTCTTCCGGCGACAGTTTGTGGAGGCACTGGTAAGTGGAAAAAGTTATGTGCTGATTGACTTTCCCCGGTTAAAGCAAGCCGTGGGGACGAGGGCCGAGGAAGATGAGCAAGGGGCATCTCGCGCGTACTTAGTAAGTTATGCGGCCGATGAATTGATCAATTGGAGTTACGACGATCATGGCCATTACCAATGGGTGGTACTGCGGACGCAGAGTCTGCGGAAAGACAAGTTGGAGGACGCCGGTTGGTGGAAGCAAACGCGCTGGGTCTACTACGACAAAGAGAAATACCGAATTTATGAACAGGTAGAAGAGGGGCCCAAGCACGGCGGTGTTGAGGTTGTGGCCGAGGGACGCCATGGCTTAGCGAGGCAGGCGCGTGTGCCGTTGGTGGAACTGGGAGTATCCGATGGGCTGTGGCTATTGAACAAGGCGGCTTCGCTGCAGCTAGAACACTTCAACAAGTCGAACGCGCTGGGATGGGCGTTAACGATGGGTTTGTTCGCGATGCCGGTGATCTATTCGGAGCGCGACTGGAATCAAGTGATGGGCGAGTCGTACTACATCCAGCTCGGCCCGCAAGATCGATTCGGTTGGACGGAGCCGCAGGGCAACGTTTATCAGATTGCGGCTGACAATCTGACGAGATTGCAGGAAGAGATTTACCGGGTGTGCTATGTAAGCCACGCCGGTGGCGCCTTGTCGGGAAACGCCACCCAATCCGGCGTCAGTAAGCAGCGCGATTATGCAATCACTCAGGAGGTCTTGCGTGCCTATGGCGACGCAGTGAAGGATTGCATGAAGCGCGTGCTGCGGGCGGTTGAGGCGGCGCGCGAGGACGGATTGAGCATCGACGTGTCGGGGATGGATGAATTCGACATCGGTGATTTTGGGACGGAACTAGAGGACGCTCAGCAGTTGTTGAGCTTGGGCATCAACTCGCCAACGTTGAAGAAGCAGGTTTTCAAAAAACTTGCTTTTGGGTTTTTATGCGACGTGCGGCAAGAGGTTAAGGACCGGATCGGGCACGAAATCGATCAAGAAGAGCCATGAGCGGTGCGGGTTTGACCCACAGTTCTAGGGAGGAATATGGAAGAGCCAAAAACGGATGGAAGCGAATTGCGTTCTCTGATACGCGGTGTGATTGAAGAGTTTGTCCACGCTCAGCAAGTTAAAGCGGAGCCTGCGTACAAGGCGGAATTGTTGGATGAACGCAAGCGGCGCGAGGACTTAGAGAGGCGGGTGAACGATTTGGTTCAAGAGAACGCTCACAGCCGGCAAATGGCGGAAGAGGCGGAGCGCAGCTCGTCGATTCGTGCCGAGCTACAACGTTTGGGTGTAGCGAAAGTGGACCTGGCGTATCGCGCGGTGAAAGACGACGTTCATCGGCAAGAGGATGGCCAGTTGATCGCGCGAAGCGGTCCGGAGGACGTCTCGCTGCGGGACTATCTGAAGCAGTTCGTACAAGAAAATCCCGAGTTGTTACCGGCCCGCATTACCGGCGGATCGGGAATGGGGTCGGGGCCCAAGGCGGCTCCGAATACAGGCGCATTCGATCTAGACAAAATTCGTCCGGGTATGAGCCCGGAAGAACTGGATAAGGTTCGCCAAGAGGTCTCGAGGGTGGCGAGTCAAGCACTGCGAGGCATGTAAAGAGGACGCCGGGTGGGTGGCCGAAGGAACACGTTGCCCGGTGAGAGTTCAATACAACAAAACGAGGTAACAATTCATGGGATCAATTACATCAGCAAATGTAGCAAACGCGATTGTGAAGCTGGTCGCGGTGGACGCCTTGCCGGCATTGATGAGTAACCTGGTGATGGGCAACTTAGTGAATCGCGATTACGAACCCACGCTGGCAAACGCGGGGGATACGGTAAACGTGCCAATACCTCCGACTTTGGTGGCCAACAATATTGCAGAGGGCGGCATGGTTCAGACGCAGAATCCGAACCTGGGAAACGCGCAGATTGTGCTGAACACCCACGCTGAAGCGACATTTCAAATTCCGGATGTGACCAAGGTGTTGGCGGTGCCAGACCTTCTCAAGCTGTATATGCAGCCGGCCGTGGTGGCCATCGCGGAACGCATCGAGTCAGACATATTGAATTTGTACTCGCAGTTCAGCTCGAACACCGCAGTGGGGACGGCGGGCGTGCCGCTCACGGAAGCAGTTGTCGACCAGGCGGAGACGGCGCTGTTTCAGGCGAAAGTACCGTCAGTGGCGAGTAAGTATCTGGTAGTGGACCCGGTGAGTTACTCCGCAATGAGACAAATTCCCCGTTTTAGTGAATACTATTCGGCAGGCGATGCCGGGTTGCGGGCGTTGGTGGACGGCGCCGTGGGCAAGATGAAGGACTTCTTTGTGTTCCGATCGCAACTGGTGCAGAAGACCGGCAGCTCGCCGGTGAATACGCATAATCTGGCATTCGCGAGAGACGCGATCGGACTTGTTATTCGCAGACTTCCACAACCACTGCCAGGGACGGGCGCGATCGCGGAGTACGCAGAAATGGGCAATTTCGGAATCCGCGTGGTGATGAGCTATCAACCAAACACGCTGGGGCAGCAATTCACGGTGGATGTTCTGTACGGGACGGCGGTTCTTCAAAACGTCTTTGGCGTGCAAGTGAACAGTTAAACGGCGCGGGAATTGGAGAGCTAACGCGGGCGGATGTAGGAAGCGTCCGTCCGCGGAAGAGAAGGGAGCGGGATGGACCTACGGGCATTTTTTCAAAAATTACGCAAGATCGAGCTTGAGATCGTGGACCCTCACGTCGTGATGGTAAGTAACGAGACGCCTGACGGAGGGCGGCCGGGGCAGCTCGCGGAGGTTTCGAGGAGCAATGCTGCTCGGCTCATTTTAGAAGGGCACGCTCACCTGGCGAGTGCCGAGGAGTCCGCTGAGTTTCGAGCGGCGGCCCGCAAGGCGTTGGAGGAAGCGCAACAGCGGCTGCTGGCGGACAAGGTTCAAGTGAACGTCATCTCGGACGCAGATTTGCGTGCCTTGAAGAGCGCCTCGCGAGCGGAAAAGCGCTAGGGAGCGGTGCGAGGCAATGGCCCTATTTAACGACGGTCCGATTAGCACGGCGGCGGATCTTCAACAGTACGAGAACTCGATCCTCACGGTTGCCAGCACGGAGAACATCGATTTGGGTTCAAAGATCACGCTGGCTCAGGAGGACTTGGCGAACGAGGTGGTTCTGTTTCTGCTTCGGCGGCCGTTCAGTTTCGAGTATTTACCATGGGGCAATTCGCCGGGACCTGCAGGGTTGCGCGATATGACGGACGTGGTGGTCACCGATCCGATGCGGAAGTGGCATGTTCATCGGACCTTAGCGCTGGTCTATCGCGACGCTTACAACAACCAGCTCAATAATCGATATCAGGGCAAGTGGGTTGAATATGAAAACCTGGCGAAAGTAAGTGCGCGGATTTACTTCCAGATCGGTGTTGGCTTAGTAGCCGATCCAGTTCCGCAGGCTGCTGCACCCACAGTATCGAGCGTTGTGGGAACCGCGGCCGGCGGGACCTTCTATGTCGCAGTGACGTGGGTAGGCGCGACTGGCCAGGAGGGCGCGCCGAGCGAGTTCGCGCAATTAGGCACGTCGAACGGGCAGCAGCTCTTCGTGACTGTTGGTAATCCACCGCAAAACGTGACGACTTGGAACGTCTATGTCGGGGAAACGCCAACCACCCTAACCCTTCAGAATCTGGATCCTGTGGCGGCCAGTATGGGCTGGACAATG